CCATCTCAACCCTCCCCCCGGTGCTCTGGCGCAAGGAATATGGTCTTAGGTTCTTGGGTCATAAAATAATCCACGCTAAAATTCCGGTTATGATTATCGCTATCAGGGCTGCAATGCCTTCGTTAGCAGGGTCTGGGTATGGGTTCGGCGGCAAGTGCATATCAACCCTCCCCCGCCACAACGTTGCCCGATTCGTCTAGGATGGCGATTATGTCGTAGTCTGGATTGGCTCGAAGTATCCATTCGTGTTTTGCAATACCAAAACCTCTTCCGCCTATGCCCCACCTTGCACCGCCGTTGTCTCCGTAGATTCTTAGCTCCGATTCGGCATATTGAGGCGAAATCATCATGACGTCATCACCGATACGGTTCCGCAACCGCACCCTAAGCCCCGGCGCGGGGAATATGTGACCCTTGTCTGCGTACTGCGCGAGAAAATCCTTCACGGATGGCCGCGCATTAAGTTTTCTTTGTGTCCTACACCTACAATCGGGCAAAGCACCAAAGCAATTCCGGCATTGGTCGCGGGGAAGGGTTCCTATCATAGCTTTCTTGCCTCGCTAAGTGCTGTTAACATTGTGATGATGCTTGCTCCAAGCAAAACAACCGCGTGTATATTCTCCCCGTCCTTAAACATGCAGCCAGCTACAAACGCATCGGCAAGCGTTAAAAGCGAAAAGAATATCACCTCAAATTCAACTCTACTCATAAGTTTTCCCTCTTTTAAAAGGCTCTAAACAGTAGATAGGCTGCGCCATAAAAGACTAACGCAAAAGCAATTGCATTAAGCAAAGCGCTATAAAACTTATTTGGTGTTTTTTGATTTTTCATTTTTATATAATCTTTCTTTTTTTTAATTAATCGGCATAAGGTTTTAAGGCGGAAACAAGAGCGGCACGCGCCTTTAATCCAAAAGGGATATCGGGCGCATCTAAGTACACATAAACATCAAAGCGGCCAGATTCCTTTAGCGGGGTTGCTTGTAGCTTAGCCCCGGCAAAGTTCTTGCATATGGTGCGCATAGCCTTAACGGCTTCAGAATCGCGGTTATTATATTTTATGGTTACAGCTTTTTTCATTGGATTTGCTCTTTATGTGTTAGAGAAAACGGGAACCCAGCCGGGGCGCTCGAACGTGTCAAAAAAGTAAATGTTGTTGTGGTCTGTTCTTTTGACATCGCGGCCAGGCAGGGAATGTTGAACGGGAACTAAAAGCCCTATTGAGGAAGATCCATAGCCAGGCGGCAATGGAGTTACCGGGCTTAAAGTTAAAAGATAAAGATTATCGTCATTCATGCAGCGATCATAATAGTGTGTGGGCTTGCCGCCCTTAGCTTTATACCCTATGAGCCAAAGTGCATAAAGATGAACAGTTGACCGTATCGCGTATCTTTGAAGCCAATTATTAAGCGTTTGCTCTCTTAAATCTGATTCAGCGCCTGAATTTTTAATCCATTCTGCTTCTATTTTTCTTTGCTGCTCGATTTTTTCAAAATATTCAGGGAATATTGTGCTCATGTTATTTAATCCTATCCATGATTGACGGTTGCGGCTTAAGTTTTGATGACTTTAAAAGCCAAAGCTCCCAGAAAGCGGGGTGCATTCTTGCTTTTCCGCTCTCCCAATACTCCCAGGCCATGCCGCTCGCGTAAACAAGCGCAGCAGCCTCGGCCATTTTAAGGCCAGTACTCATCCTTGATGCTTGAATTTCAAAGGGCAAGGGGTTTGAGGCCGCTGTGCGGCGGCCTCGGTTCGGGTGGTTACTCATTGGCGGCCTCAAAAATAAAACCCCGCTCCCAAGAGCCGATGTTGATGTAGGAATACCAGCCAACATCATAATAATCGCTCTGTGAATCGCTGCGGTCGTGATTGCCTTCATTCATAATAGCAATAGCTTTTTGCAAAAATTCTAAAGCAGCACCTGTAAACCAAGGGCGCACTTTTTCAGTAACAAAACTTTGATGAACTTGCAGATAGCCTTCTCTTATTCTGAAATCGTGGCGCTTGGCCTGCTCATTGTAATTTTCAATGAAATCTATTTTTGCACTTTTGATATTGAGGTTTAAAGTTGAGCTGTGCTCTACAGACATCGTGGCTTTTACACCGTATTCTTTGAGCAAAGGTTTAATTTTTTCGTGAATGCTTTTTTTCTTTTCTTGCGACATGTAAGCCATTGTTTTAATCCAGCCCCGAAAACCTGAGGCGCGGTGCGGTTGCCCGCTGTTGATAAAAACAACATACACCAATTTTTAACACTGTCAAACGCTAAGTTTAACTTTTTATTCCGTTTCTAAACGTGTGACAAGAGTGCAACGGCAATTGATTGTGTTTGCCGCCCTTGCTGATGGATCGCCAGGAAACATGATATCGCCTAGCGGGGATTTAAAAGGCTCGTTAAGACCAACCCCGTCTTTATTCATAAGGGGGATTTGAAAGTGAGAATTGCGCACCTTTAAATCGCCTGAGGTTATCCACTTGCGCCTAACTTTTTTTTCAGGGACATCGCCCTCATCAACCATTTGCTGCCATATGAGCTGCTGCCCGGCCTGAATGGCGCGGATGCTTTCCGTTTTTGCTATGACCTCGGCGCGGTATTTTAGATACTTTTCCCGATAGCGCTGCACCATAGCATCAATGCGCTCTTGCGTTAGCTTTTTCCCCTCTTTAATTGCCCGCGCAACGGTGGGGTCGTATCGCTTATCGCGCAGCCGCCTTGCCAAGGCATCTGTGTCGAGCTGCTCCAAAGAGCGCCTATAATTCCGCACGGCTCGCTCTTGTGATTCCGTTAAGCCAATGCTTGACCGGATATTCCTGGCCGTCTCAATGGGGTTAGAACCTGAAAGGATGCCATCGGCGGCAACTTGCCGTATGGTTTCTTGAACGTCTAAGCTGATTTCCCTGATCTTATTAAACTTATAATCATTCAGGAAAGAAGCGGTGCGCGGGTTTGTGACGTTAAAGCGCACGCTGATCGCGTTGCCGGATTCGTCTGGCAAAAAGGGGAGGTTATCGATAACAACAGCCGCGCCTGTTTGCACCGCTGCCTGAAAGGTTTCAGCATAGAGCTTTACCGCGCCAGTGAATGCCTTCTCGGTGACTATGTTTGTAATTGCCCGCACGTCTCGCGCTTCCACAGCAGCAAGCAAAGCCTTTAGGTCAACAGTGCTCTGGATAGCCGCAATCATAAGCAGGAACGCCTCGCGGATCTTAGGCTCCATAGATAGCGCCGCACGCTCTAAATCATTTATCAGCTTGCGGTCGCTGGCCTTTTTGAAATTATCCATAGTGGCGGCAATTCCCTTGTTTTATGTCGCGGCATCATCTACAGGCGGCAACCCGGCAACATTGGCTTCGGCGTTTTCCGGCATCCCTGCCGCCGCCCTCACAAAGTTTTCAGTATCGGCATCGCCTGCAAGCATAAAGCCTGCACCAGACGTTTTAGCGATAAAGTCACCAAGTTCGGCAAGGTCAACCGGGGCAACGTTACTACCGCACAGATAGGGGCAAAGCTCTTTAGCAAAACCATTGACTTCCCAAAGCGTCTCCACAACGTGCTTTTGAAATCCGGTGATGATTATTTTTTTAAACGCTTCCAGAGAGGTCAAGAACAAATCCGTCTTGCTCTTTGAGAGCGCGAAGCTCCCGTGGCCGTTGCCAAGCATAATGAAATCAGCAAGCACAGTGCGGGCAATGGATGACTCATAACGGCGGATAACCTTATCAGCATCCACGGCCTTGTTGCCGGGGGATGACAGCAACTCTAACTTAAATTTAGGCGTTGAGGTGTAAGAGCCATCATCATTAGCATAAGGGTCTGAAGGCAGGATTATACCGCCGTGCTCATTCATTTTGACATCACGCACGATCTGCTCATAGACGGCGCGGGCTTGTGATGCCTTGCCAGTAGTAGCTGATAGGATTTCCGATGGGATATAAGCAACAGGGATACCCGTCAAATCACGCTCAAACCCGATGGCTTCCTGATTCTGAATGTTTTTCTTGTAGTAGTACGCCCGGTACGCGCTGCGCAGTATGCTGCGCCCCTCCGGGTTATCCATGATTTTTTTTGTGCGCAACAGCATGCTGCGCTCGATCGGCACAAAACACATTGCAGTACCAAGCATTGCCCGCTGCCACATACCAGCTAAACGGCCTTCCTTAAACTCCCAGCGGTCGAGTGATTGCTGGCCGCGCAAAGCAACCTTTGCGATCCCGATTGCCTTATCATCAAACTTGCTGCTCTTTTCTTTATCTTCTTTGTTTTCGCCATTGCGAAATTTGAGCACTATTTCAAAGTAAGCCCATCCGTAAACCAAGAACGATAGCGCCTCGGTGATAAACTCCTCAAACGTATGCGACATATCATCAAAAATTGCCGCCTGCATCCAGTCCCTTGCTTCCATTGCGGCGTTTGATTGGTCTATCGGGTCAAAGCGATACTGCACAGAGCGAATCATCATCTCAATGGCCAGCAGGATTGCGCCAACGGCGTCATCATTATCGGCCATCTCACGATAGACCCGGCGGCCTCGCTCGCCGCGCAGTTCTACCAAAAATTCATCTTGAATCCGCCCGCCAACGCTAGGCAATCCAGTGTTGCCAATTTCAGCCTCAACAGCCCCGGCGGCTGCCTTGCCTTTGGGTGTCGCTTTGCGTGTTTTATTTTGAGCCATAACCAAACCCTTATTTTACTTGCATAGGAACGCCAATAGCGCCCCGGTCGTTCCTGCGCATTATAACGGGAAGTTCGTTAATTGCGCCAGCCGCTGCGTCAACTTGGTCGTCATGTGCGCCGTTAGGGAATAAAGTAAGCTCCTCAATAAAGGCGGCGTTCCAAGGCGCACGCACAATATAAACGTTCCCGTTCTGCGCCCGCGCCTCTAAGAGTTCTGCGCGTTTTTCTTTTGAACCTGTGCTTTTTATGCCTTTGAAATTGTAATCAGGCAGCACCTCGCGGGCATAATGATCAATAGAGATTTTACCCGATGACCCGCCCTCTTGCTCCATGCGGATATAGCAATCAAGGCCATCCATAGCAGCGGCACTTTGAACCCGCGCTTCTACGGCTGCAGCGGATAGGCGGAATTTGACTACATCCTCAATGTAGTATGCCCCGTTGTGTCCCCATATTTTAACGCCTGCAGTGAAATCGGGGTCGCGGTTCTTATTCGATACCTCTGTTGATGCCATATCATAAAAGCGAACGCATACGCCCTCTTCTCGAACCTCATGAGGCAGGGCATCAATAAACTTAAACCATTCAGCTTTAAACATACCGCCCTCACGCGGCACAGGCAGTTGTTGCAGCTGCCCGGATATAGCGTATTGCGTCATCTCGCGCTTACGCTTGTCGAGAGCCTCGCGGGTGAATTTTTCCGGCCAGAGGAGTTCGCCAGGCTCTTTGCGCCAATCGCCAATGAAGTGAAATTTATGGTTAGGGTCGTATTCAGCGGGCAGGCATACGTGCGTATAGTCGCCTGTTTCAGCAAGCACGCCCGAAACATCTTTCTCATGCAGGCGCTGCATGATGACAACAATAGCTGATTGCTCTGAGTTTAAGCGGTTAGGTAACGTTTCTTGAACAAAACGAATCGTCTCCCAGTGCGCCTCTTTCCCGATATCCGATGCTTTGTGCGGATCATCAAAGATAATTAGGTCGCCCCCTTCACCCAGGACTTGCCCTAGCGGCGTTGTGGCCATACGAAAGCCCTGCTGATTATTATCATAGCGATGCTTAGCGTTCTGATCCGATACTAGGTTAAAATCTTTGCCCCAGAACTGCTGATAGAATTTAGAATTTATCAAGTTTCGAGAGCGCCTAGCATCACGGGTCGCCAAGCTGTGCGCGAAAGACAGGGAAAGGATTTTCTTATCAGCCCCGGCATTGTTCCAGTTGTCAAAGTACGGGGTGTTAAGCGTCCACAGCCAGGCGGGGAATGCAACAGAGCAAAGCGTTGATTTAGAAACGCGGGGCTGAATATTGATAAGCAGGCGATTGATTGAGCCTTTGGCAACGGCCTCTAAATGTTCACATATGCATTCAAAGTGCCTGCCATCGGTGAAAGGGGCAGGATCGATATAACGCCAAGAGGCTTTATAGAAATCGTGCAAGCTCCTTTCATAAAGAACCTTCTGGATCATTAGGGATTCTTTGTCTGATTTCATGCAATTTTTTTAAATCCTCTTTTGACAATTTAAAAAGTTGTTCCTCCGTAAAAGCTATCTGGCTGCGGTTATCAATGTTCACGGTAACAGAGGTTGCGGGCGGTTGCTCCGTTCTTAAATCCTCTGGATCGGCAAAGCGCCGTTCCATTCTTGCTAGAAACTTTTCTATAGCGGATAAAACCGTTGCGTTTATTTCATTCGACTGAGAAATCCGAAAAAGATTCATAAGCGTGCTGCGATAAGAGTTAGCCGCGCCAGCTATGATTTCATTTTCAAAGTGCTTTTTAAGGGTGTCAACATCAATACTTTTACCCGTATCGGGGTTTCTAGTAAGGATTGCAATTGCTTTTTCAGGCATGCCTAAAGCGGCCATCGTTTTGACGTCCGCCCGCATTTGCTCGGTAGGGATAAAGGGTTTACCAGTTAACTCTTTATTGACTAACTCCTTGCGGAATATGTCAATTTTTAGCTTCGCTCGCTTTTTTTTAATCGGCTTTTCTAAGTTTTCTGGTGTCGTCATAAGACAATCCCGTATCCTTATTTATTGCTTTTTGCCCGGTGAAGTTCTGCCAGCGTTGAATGATGACATCCACAAACCGGGTATCAAGCTCCATGAGATAGGCGCGGCGGCCTGCCTTTTGAGCGGCAATGAGTGTCGATCCAGAACCGCCAAACAAATCCAGAACGATATTGTCGCGCTTGCTGCTGTTACGAATGGCACGCTCTACCAGTTCAACTGGTTTCATGGTCGGATGCACTTTATTGTTGGATGGCTTATCATGCTTCCAAACAGTTGATTGCTTTCTACCTCCTTCCCAAACGTGGCGCATACCTTCTGGCCATCCATACAATATAGCTTCATATCCTTCTTTATATGACGCAACAGACCCCTCTTCAGGGAGGGAAGGGAGTTCTTTTGATTTTCCGTATAAAATAGGCTCATGTTGGGTGTGATAATCCCAAGGGTCAAAAACAAAAGTGTTTTTTATCCACATTAAATATACTGAAAACTTTCCACCGCTTTTAATAAAGGCACTGTGCAAAGAATGTAATTCTCTATCTGCCATACAGATATAGATTCCGCCAGCGGTATGCCTTACAATGTTATCGCATGCGGCCTGCAGGAAAGCGCCAAAGGCATCCCCTAGCGCATCATTCTTAATCTTTCCAGCCGCGCCCTTATAATCCACGTTATACGGCGGGTCAGTGAAACACATGGCGGCCTTATCGCCTGCCATGAGGCAGTCAACATCCATAGCATCGGTTGCGGATCCACACATCACCCGGTGCGCTCCAAGAATCCACACATCACCCGGTGCGCTT